ATGGAAAATGTAGATTCTGTTTGGCATACGGAGAATGATAAATTAGAAGCAGTTTCTTTTTATGAAGATGGTAGTGTATTTTGCCAAAGAAAGAAATTAAAATATGATTTCGTTTCTGGTCAAAAAGCATATAGTACATATACATTTACTGGATTTACTGCCGAACAGGCTAATACTCTTAAAGAAAGGATTATAACTTTCTTTCAAGCTACAGAACTTGTTAAAGAACTGAAGGTCAACCAGTATCTTGGCAAAATTGATAAAGAATATTTATTTTTCGATAAAACATATTTGAAAAGACTTCGTGAGAAAAATAATATCCTTGAAGCTACTGATTGGCGTATTTTACCTGATGTTGAAGATTCTTACGAGGGGGAAAAAGACTTATGGATCAAGTACAGACAAACTATTAGAGGTCTTATCATGAGAGAACCTGGTGAGTTTGCAACTGGACTTGATTTCTTTAAGTATATCGATACTATTAAGTGGCCTATAGACCCTAAAAATTATCGAGAATTATATCCTGATGGTTTAAATATTAATGGAGATCCGGTCGAATACTTGTCAAATGATAGTCAGTGGGTGGAAAGAGAAACAGATTCTTCCCGAGATTTGATTGAGTCGCGACTCGCAAATATTATCAGTATGCGTCAAAATTACATAACTTCAGAAAGAAGAGCAAACAAAGTTGTCAAAGATATTATGAAAGAATTGAGATTAGAAGACTTTGTTGAAGGTGGAATAGACTATACCAAAATCTATACAGAAGAAGATATAGAAGAACTGACTGAATAATAACCATGATCTATATTATTAATAATGCTTTGACCAATGATAATATTGAACACCTGACAAAAGATTGGACACCATATAATTTTATTGATAACTCCGACAATCATGGAGATGTTGGTAGAAAAAAGAGTTCTACTTTTGACTATAAACATCGCAGTCATAATGATATATGTAAATATTTTTGGGATAAAATAACACCAAAGGTAAGCACATATCTCATTAAAAGATTAAGTCAACCATATCTTGCTTGGTATAGAGAATCTGATTACTATAATTGGCATATGGATGCATTCCCTTGTGGAGGAGTATCTTCTCATTATAGTTTTACCTGTTTTTTAAATGATCCAGATGAATATGAAGGAGGTGAGTTGGTTCTTGATATAGGTGGAAAAGAGATAGAGATCAAGGAATCAAAAGGAACATGTGTGTTATATAATACAGGTGTTCGTCATAAAGTGAATGAGATATTGTCTGGAGACAGAAAAGTTATTGTTGGATGGGGTGAAAGTAGTGTCATTAACAGTAAAATGAGGGAAATCCTCATAGAGTTACAACTGTTTCTGAATGATGAGAAGTCTTCTATCACAATGGAACAATATGAAAGATTAGATAATACGAGATTGAATTTGTTGAGAGAGTATGCCAACTTATAATTATAGTGACATTGTTAAGTACAATAATTTCTTTGATGAAGCAGATTACAATGTAATCAAAGAGAAGACAGGAATTGGATCTAACTGGCAATATGGACACACATCATTAGGTGATAAAGATCCGCAGTTTACAAAATCTGTGCCTTTCTGGAAGATGCAATTAGATGAAGATAGATTCTTCAGTGAATATCTTCTAAATAAGATACAGCAGAAACTTGATACATCATTTAGTTTAGAGCAGGTGTATGCTAATGGGCATACTTATGGTTGTGACGGATCTATTCATGTTGATGCTCATGATCCTAATGGTCATACATTATTATTATATGTAAATCCATCTTGGCAATATGCTTGGGGCGGATCTACAAACTTTCATATTAGTGAAGGAGAGATGTTTAGCGTATTTCCATCGGGAAATAAAGCAGTTTACTTCCCTGGTCAAATACCACATTGTGCCTCTGGAACTACAAGGCATTTTAAATTTTTGAGAGTTACTATTGCTTGGAAATTAAGAACAAATGAATAACACAGAATATCAAATTTATAACTTGGAGACATTTATTGGTAGGTATGCAGCATTAGCTGGTAAACCACTGATTTTCTTCCGTGTCTATGGGTGGAATAACAGCACTGATGTAGATGCTATCAATGCATCAATACAGTTATATACTGATATCTTGCCATTAGATTTTACAACACTATTTCGTGATAGTGAGTATCTGATTGTAGAGATGGAGAGTATTATTGAAGCAGAGAAGTTTCTCACTGATAACTTTCCCGCATCACAAGAGGGTATACCTAAAGAGCGTTATATCTTCTATGCATTATATAATGATGAAGGTCAAGTTATCATGGATAACGAATGATATTCTCCGACAATTACACAGCATTTCAGAGGTATAGTTTAGTCAGTGGTGAACGACTGTCAGACTATTCTTTCATGCCATGGTCATTTACTTCGCTAGTTGATCCTCAATACAAACCATATCTTCCTATTTCTATTAAGAATTCTCTTAATAGAGTACTTGGTTACAAATATCAAGTTGAAGATGTAATAGCAATATTTGATGAAGAGAAGTTTCTTTGTGTGTATTCAATAGATGATGCTATTGAATCTTTTAGAAGCACAGTTAAGTATAAGTGGACCATATTTGAAGAGAATATAAAACGGTTTAAGATAGAAACATCTACTTCAGATTTTCCATTATATGATAAACTCATCGATGTAATTCTGCCAACATTGAGACCAGTCACTGCATTTACTGGTGTTGATCAAGATATAAATGGAAACATTACAGGTCTATCCATTCAGAGTAGAGAATATGATTTAAGTTCGTACAATAATCCTGCTCTCGAAAATGTTGCTCGTTACTCTAAAATTGCTCCTAACTGGTCAGAAGGTGTCCTAACTGTTAGGAATAATGATGAAGTCTCTATATACTCTGGATTTATATATCCAAAGTATATTAGTGAATCCAAGAAAGAATCTATGAAGGGATCCCTGATTAAGAGTTCATTTGGAATCAAGAATAAGAAAAAAGTATCATATAGTGAAATTAGTCAATCTCATGTTGTAGGATATAGAGCTAATGATGTATTGACTGATGATCATATTGCTGTATTAGATTCTATTCCGTTTGTTGCAGATGCAACAACTGAAAATAGACTACAATTTGAGCATATATTTAAAGGAACTGAATTAGTGGATGTTATTGTATATGTTGGGCAGTATCATAGGTTTGAAAATTTAACTGAACCGCGTACATGGAAAATATATTATGATTCTGATGGTAATGAACTGTCATATAAAAACGGTGGGATGATTTATTAAGTGTCACAGGGGTCTTGACGGACCCCCTTTTTTGTGTCATACTGTATTCATACCAGACATACAGCATGCAACTCCGTCCCCACCAGACCCGCGCTCTCGCTGCTATGCAGCGTAACAAGTTCGGGCAGATCATTGTCCCTACTGGCGGTGGTAAGACTATGATTATGATCAAAGATCTTGCGGATCGCTTTGCTAATGCAGAGCGTCCTATGACTATTGCTGTTGTTGCTCCGCGCATTCTCCTCGCTACACAACTGTGTGAGGAGTTTTTTGCTGATGCTGGTATCAATCGCCCTGATGTAGTTCCTGCTCACATTCATAGTGGCGAGACAGTACACTTTCATACTACCAAGGTAGATCGTATCGGTCTCTTTGATGATATGTGTGCTGCTATGCAAGCACATCGTATCTTCTTCACTACATATAACTCCTTGCGTCGTCTCAATGAGGCTGGTATTGAGTTTGATGTAGCATACTTTGATGAAGCACACAATGCTACCAAGAAGAACTTCTTCGAGGAAGTAGGTAACTGCAACGCCAAGCGTTATTACTATTTCACTGCAACACCAAAGCATACACGTTCTCCATATGCTAATGGTATGAACAACTATGTGGTGTTCGGTGACATCATTGAACAGTGTCCTGCTCCTGAACTGATTAACAACGGTTCTATCCTTCCTCCTACTGTTGATGCCTACGAGGTTGACTTCGAGCGTCAGAAGGGCGTACAGGCGTGTGAGGGCGACCGTGAGACCCTGGTGGGTATACTTGATAAACTGAACGATACAACAGCACACAAGATCCTTGTGGCAGCACCTAACAGTCGTATCATGTATAATCTTCTCACCAAGACTGATATTATCGATCAGTGTAAGGATCGTGGGTTTGAAGTGATGCATATCACCAGCAAGTATGGTGCTTATGTCAACACACTCAAGGTCAACCGTGAGCAGTTCTTTCACCAGTTTGACCAGTGGGGTCGTGACCCTAACAAGAAGTTTATCATCTTT